GAGAAAGTTTTATCGGGAATCCATCCTGACGATTCGTGGTTCGCGTGGGTATGTTGTCTCGATAAAGATGACGATTACCTGGACGAAGCTAACTGGATAAAGGCGAACCCGAACCTTCACGTCACCGTGAAAGTGAAGGAGCTTCGCGAGGTTCTAAACAAGGCCCTCGGGGACCCGGCCCAGCTCAACGGTACGTTGCGTCTTCGCTTCGGTGTGTGGACATCGACGCATGAGCAGTGGATGCCGCTGGAGAAGTGGGACGCATGCGATCAACCAGTCGATGCCGAAGCCCTCAAGGGCCGTCCATGTTTCGGTGGCCTCGATCTAAGCAGCTCGGATGACATTAGCTCATTCGTCCTGCTGTTTCCGCCATTCGGTGACGACAAACTCTGGCGGGTTCTCCCTTACTTCTTCCTGCCCGCTGACAACATCGAGCAGCGGGTAAAGAAGGACCGCGTCCCGTATGACGTGTGGCACCAGCAAGGATTATTCGTCCTGACGCCGGGCAATGTCATCGACACACAGTTCGTGCTGGAAAAGATCAAAGAGCTGGCTGAGGCCTATCAGATTGTCGAGATCGGCTACGACAAGGCGCTCTCAGCGGACCTAACTCCTCAGCTAGAAGCTGCCGGATTGACAGCGGTCCCGATCAACCAAGGTGATGTTTCCATGACTCCGCCCGTAAAGCGGCTGATGGAGATGGTTCTCCGTAAGGAGATCGCGACCAACAAAAACCCTGTATTGCGGTGGATGGCTACAAACCTAGTCGTCGAAGTTCGGCCTACCGGCTTATTCAAACCAGATAAGTCGAAAAGCATCGAGAAGATCGACGGCATCATGGCCATTTTCGATGCACTTTCCAGGGCGATGGTAGTTCCTCTGCCGGACTTGAATGGCTCCATAGGTTTTCTCATTGTTTAGACCAGCGACGGTTACAAATGCCCTTGTTTAACTCTGACATCACGACCCTGGGGTTACAGCCCCCAGAGAAGCGCAGCGGCATGTTCGATGACCCGACCACTCCGCTAACAGCCGTCGCGGTATGGAATGAACTAGACGGTGGCCCAACCGCATCGGGAGAAATCATCACCGAGCGGACGGCGATGGCCGTTTCCACGGTCTACACAGCCGTGACAACCTTGGGGGAGGCCGTAGCATCGCTGCCCTGCAAACTGATGCGCCGCCTTGATAAGGGACGGCAAGAGGCTACGGATCATTATCTCTATAACCTGCTCGCCTACGCTCCAAACCCGGAGATGACGGCATTTACGTTCTGGTCGACTATGGTTGGCTGCTCCGCCTTCACCGGTAACGGATACGCGGAGATCAGGCGTGATTCTGACGGCACGGTCAACGGATTGTGGCCGCTGCACCCGTTGAAAACTGAGCCGGTGCGTCAGTCAGATGGAACGCTCGCATTTAGAACTCGTGACGGAATGAAAGACGGAACCTACCGCATCATTGCGGCGAAGGACATCCTACACTTTCCGCTGTTCTCGATGGACGGGATCAAAGGAGTTGGTCCGGTCAGGGCAGCCCGCGAAGCTTTCGCATTGGCGAAGGCTGCAGAGAACTTTGGAGCGCGTTGGTTTGGGAATGGTGCTCACGCGCCGAGCATCCTGATCAATAAAGGACCTAAGCCTGATCCGAAGGTTCAACGGGAATTCCGAGAATCGTGGCATGAAGCCTACGGCGGATCGAATGCGAACAAGCAAGCTATTCTGTTCGGCGATTGGGACGTCAAGACGGTTGGTCTCTCGCCGGAGGACTCACAATTCCTAGCTACAAGGAACTTCCAGCGAGCCGATATCGCTGCGATGTTCCATCTTCAGCCGCACCAAGTCGGGGATACCTCGCGACTGTCGAACGCTAACTACGTCCAAGCGCAACTTAGCTTTGTCTCAGACTGCCTCCGCCCCATCATTATGAGGATCGAAGCCGAGTTACAGGTCAAGCTCCTGATGAAGAGCGCCGGAAGTCTGTTCGTCTCCTTCGATCTGTCCGAGAGGCTCAGAGGCGACATGCAAGCACAGATGGCGTCGTATGCGGTAGGCCGCCAGTGGGGATTTCTAAGCGTGAACGATATTCGCGAGGAGATCGGCATGAACCCGATTGGACCGGAGGGTGACACCTTCCTCTATCCGACCAATATGGGTGACGCTAACCAACTGCTGAAGGACAAGAACCTCATTCCGATCACCCAGCAGCCGGATGACGCACAGCCCGCACCCGACGACCTCACCACTCAAAACCCTAAGCCTCGAAAGAAATAGATGAAAACTGAACGCCGTTACATCACCCAGGAATTCCGCGTATCGCAGGACGCCACGCCGGTCATCTTCGGCTACGCTGCCGTGTTCGACACACGGTCGAACGATATGGGGTGGAGCGAGGAGATCGATCCGCACGCATTCGATTCTGTGATGGCGACGAACCCGGACGTTCGCTCACTGTGGAACCACAACCCTGATTATGTCCTGGGTCGCACGGCTGCGGGAACACTCTCCCTCAACGTTGACGCTCGCGGACTCGCATATAACATCACTGCGCCGGACACCACCGTTGCCCGTGATCTAGTCGTATCGATGCGGCGCGGCGATGTGACGCAGTCAAGCTTCTCTTTTATCTGCAAGCGTGACCAGTGGACTGATAATTCGGACGGCACTGTTACTCGCCGCATTCTGGAGTTCGCGGAACTGATCGACGTTTCGCCCGTCACCTTCCCGGCCTATGACCAGGCGACCTCGCAAGCGCGGAGCCTTCCGGAGTCCATGCCGGTTGAAATGCGGTCGCAGTTCGAGAATCGTGCCTCAGAGAAGACCGAGCGGGTCGACTGCGAGGACCTCACTGATGGCAGCGAGAAAAAGTCTGTGCGTGCCCTGACGGATCAATGTACATGCCCCTGTCCGCAGTGTCTGGCGGGCTCCTGCGGCATCTGCAGCGCCGACCCTCTCTGCCTCGGAGCCGAACGAGCCGAAAGTAAGTCCGCATCCTGGCACGCCGACGCCCAGCTTCGTCTCCGCCTGGCCGAGGCGCTCTAACTCCCCAACTTCGCCGCAGACGTTCTGTCTCGCGGACACCACAGCACCACAAGGAACAACGAATGACCATCCGCGAATTGAACGAGAAGCGGAACCGCCTACTGTCGGAAGCCCGGCAGATTATGACGGCTCCCGAACTGACCACCGAACAGCGCAGCAAGGTAGATACCATGCTAGGCGACGCCAACACCCTCAAGGCCGATATCGAGCGCCTTGAAGCCTCTGCCGAAACCGAAGAGCGCAGCCTCCCCACCAACCGCCCCCCTCGTGAAGGTTTCGAGCAGGAAGGGACGGACAACCGTTCCCAGGAAGAGCGCAACCGTGCGACCAACGTCGCAATGCGTTCGTTCCTGCGCGGTGAGCGCTTCGAGCAGCGCGACCTGACCGTCGCCGCTGACGGCGGAGTCATGATCCCGGTGGCCGCGTTGCCGCCCGTCGTGGCGACCCGCAGCGCCGGTACCATCTACGACATTGTCGGTAAGATGCGTTCGAACACCGGTGAAGACGTTCGCGTTCCGCTCTGGGACGACACCTCGAACCTTCTGGTGCTCGATTCCGCCGCAATCGGCAACGGCACCGATCCCAGTGTCACCGGTGTCACGGTGAAGACTGACGGTCTTCGCACCGGCGATCCCCTTTTGCTCGACAACAAGCTGGTCCAGGACCTCTCGTACGACATTGTGTCGTACGTGAATCAGTCCTTGACCGACCGCTACACGCGTGGCGTCTCGCAGTACATCAACGTGGGTAACAGCTCGAACTTTACCGGCCTAGTCGGAAACATTCCCACTCCAACAACGACCGCGTCGGTAGGCCTGGTCGGATATGACGACCTGAACGCTCTGGTATCGGATCTCGATCCTTCTTACCAGAACAATGCCGTGTTCAGTTTCTCCAACCTGACTCTTGCCAAGATCCGGGGAATCAAGGACACGTACGGTCGTCCGATCTTTCTGGAGTTCACCGATGGCGCTGCGTCTGGCTTCGCTGGAATGCTGTTCGGCTTCCCGGTGAAGATCAACCAGTTCGCTCCCACCGTGGCGACCAACAATGTGCCGATCATCTTCGGCGATCACCAGAAGGGTTACCTCCTGCGTGAAGTCAACCCTGGACTGGTCATCAAGCAGAGCGCCCAGCGCTGGATCGAATTGAACCGCCTCGGCGTCATCGGCTTCGCCCGCGCTGGCGGTGCTCCGACGCTCGCGAACGCTACGACCTACAGCCCGCTGGTCGGCCTGAAGGTCCAGTAACAAACCCGTCCCCGGAGACTCACCTCTCCGGGGACTCGATCCCCCATATTTCCTATGCCTCTCTCCTATCGCGACCTGTCGAAGCCCGCTATCGAGCCGGTAACGCTCACTCAGGCGAAGCAACATCTTCGCGTGGACTTCCCGGATGACGACGAATACATCACGTCGCTAATCGTCGGGGCGCGACGGCATGTTGAGAAGCTCACAAACAGAGCGATTTTCAATCGCAAGATGATACTCACGCTCGACTATTTCCCCTGGCCGGGCTGGGGATCGACGACAGGATCGACCGCGCATGACTATTTCATGCATTGGTATTACCGGGGCCTGACCATTCGGATTCCGAAGCCCGCGACCGTGTCCGTGGACTCGTTGTCGTATATCGCGAACGACGGCGTGACTAATATCGCGATCGATCCCTCGAAATACACGGTTGACCTCATCTCCGAGCCCGCACGGATCTCGCCGACTCCGGGCTACACCTGGCCGTACCAACAAAACTACATCCCCGGTCAGGTTAAGGTTAACTTCACCGCTGGGACATATGAGCTACTGGTAAGCGAGTCATTCACGGTTCCTTCGACCGCACCGTACACATACACCCTTGAGCAGGTGTCCTCGCTCATCACATTCAACGGAGTGACGAACTCTGAGGACTTACCAGTTGCATCCAGCAATGCGACCGGCACCCTGACCTTCGATCCCTCCGTCGCCGGGCAGACGCTAACGGCTTCCTACACAGTGAACAACTGCCCCGAGACCATCGTCTGGGCGATGTACCTGGTCATTAAACATCTGTATGACCATCGCGCCGCAGCCACGGACGAAAACCTGAAAACTATTCCTCTCGGCGTCGACGAACTCCTCGCCGGTGAAGTCTTTGACTCCTTCGATTTCTAATGCCGACTCCGAAACTAAACCGCAGGATTCAAATTCAGCAGCAAAGCATGACGCAGGACGCTGCCGGTCAGCCACTGGCCACATGGTCCACGGTCTATACCTGCTGGGCAGAGATAAACATACAGCAGAGTCAGTTGATCTACTCCACTGCTGAGTTCATCTCGAAGGTGACTCACCGGATAACGATTCGATGGACCTTCTCCCAGGTCTTCGCTCCGAACATGCGGATCGTGTTCACCGAGCCCTATACCAACGTCGCGCACACATACAAGCTCGAAGCGATCCTGAACCCCAAGCAGGACAACTTCTGGTTGACGTTCCTTTGTTACGAGCTGAACGGAGCGGAGTAAATGTTGGAGACGAATCTCTTCTCCGTGCTATCGGCAGCCACTTTGATTACGGCGATTACCGGCCCGAACATCTTCCCGGTCAAGCTGCCGGACGATCCTCCGCTACCTGCGCTGACATACAAGATCGTCGGTGGTGCAGCCAAGGGAACATTCACCACTGGCGGCATCACCCGGGCCAGAGTTCAGATCGATTGCTGGTCAACCCAGTACCTCCAGGCGGTCACGCTCCGGGCCGCTGTCATAGCGGCTCTGAACGGGTATGTGGATGCGAACCTGAACATCCAGTTCATTCAGCCGGTCGACCTCTTCGACTACGAGCTGCTTCAGTTCCAGGCCGTCGCCGAATTCTACGTTTCGTACGCGCAGTAAAATCACCGCCCGATTAGGGCTAAGGAGCAACACAATATGCCAAGCACCTATACAGGGTCTAAGGGCTTAGTTTATGGGATAGGAACCGTGGCCTCGATTGGTTCCGCCACTGGTTCAACCGGCACCGAAACCTTCGTCCCCATCGGGGAAGTCTCCGATGCAAAAGGCTCGGGCCGCAAACTCGCGACCGTCGACGCCTCCAGCTTTCAGAGTGCTGGCGTAACTCGCAAACTCGCCGCGATGCTGGATTACGGAGCATTTTCACTGACCGCAATCACTGTTTTCGGGGATGCGGGCCAAGTGGCTGTGCTCGCCGCCCAGGCTGCTCGCGCTCCCTACGACTTCGAGATCCAGCTCCCCGTGAATACGAAGGCTGGTCAGACGACCACCGGAACGCTCATTACTTTCTCCGCTTTCGTCACTCAGGCCGATTTCGATATCTCCGAGACGAAGGCCAGCGAGTGGACCTTCGAACTGACCATCGACGGTGCGTACACCATCACGCCAGGCAGCTAATCAACATCCGGGGGAGTATGCGAAGTGGCATCGCGGCCCTATGACCTAGGGCGGAGCTACGGTTCGATTCCGTAGACATGCCCGGCGACGGCATCCTCGCAGGTTCGAGTCCTGCCTCCTCCACCATTTTCCGGGTCCAGGGTAGCTCCCTGGCTTTTTGTAACGCCCACCAACACATAAGGATGCATCGAATGTCCAAACGTAAGATTGCGGAAACTCCGCT